CGTATAGGGTTTTAGCCTGACTATAGTCTCTTTCCACGCCATGTCCTTCATGGTATAAAATACCCAAATTGCTACATCCCCTGCCAACACCTTGGTCGCAGGCTGTCTGGCAATGCGTCAAAGCACTGGAGTATTCCTTTTTATCCATTAGGCTGGAACATTCTTCGATAATGTCCGCATTCACTGTAACAGGAAGCATGACAAGAATAAGCATTAACAATGTGAATTTCATATGATTTCATAACCGTTTTTCATCTGAACCATTCCATTTTAATCAACGGCAAATCACCATTATTGCGAGTGAAACTCAATTTGCCAGGTGCATCAAATTTATTAACTTGTCATCTGCTCTGGTACTACGCCCTAAGTATCGGTAACCTTCCAATCCGGTATACAGTGAATCAACCGTCATGGCAAAGGGACTCTACATGAAGTCTGATAGCATTCCCTTTGCTTATGATGGATATCGCCATTGGTTAAAATTAATCGTCTCTAGCCAAACGCAGGCCAATGTAAAAAACAGTTACAGGAAAAAGAACCATAAGAATCGCAACAATTTTGGCCAATATCCAATAACCAATCGTTTCGTAGCTTTGTGTCCAAATTATAAAAAGATAAGGATCATGATGGCTATCAGAACCTGATATTTTAGGAAATATGGTGCTATCATATTTTCCGCAAGAGGAACCGCATCTCGATACAAACCCATCATAAAAGCAATAATAGTATGCAAAAAGCAATGCAACAAAACAAAGTAAATAACCGAAATACTTGCCCATAAGGTCACCTTTTTTTGAATCAACTATGCCTTGATGTTAGCACTTTCCGTCAGATTTGTTATTCCATCAGATCACAATCATCTAATCTTCATCATTCTCTTAAACTTCTCGATCTCGCCGGCGCATTCGCTTTCCGTCATACCGCTCCGGTACCTTTCATGCGGATGCGCCTCATAGTATTCCTCCTGATACACCGCCGCCCAGTAGTTAAACTCGGTGACTGGATATTCCAGAACCTCTGAGATCGGGCGGTGAAGCTCCCGGGCAATTCTCACCGCCAGTCTGAATACGAAACTGCCCCGGATCAGTTTTTTAGGTGTGTCTCACCTGAAATGTTGAGAGCCGAGAAGGCGTTCACCAGCTGAAGGAGCGCCTTGTTAGGCACCGATTCCATAAAGGCATCGAAGTCCTCCGGCTTTTCGGTGAGGTTCCCGTCGGCATCGCACAGAGACGCGTGCATCATCTTGAGCACCCGAAGCTGCAGATCCTTCTCGCCTTCAAAGTCCAGACGGGCCTTGCCGGAAAGCTCCCGGAGGTAGATGTCCGTGCCCTCAACAGTCACCTTGCTGATTTTGAATTTCAGCGTCTTTAAGGTATCCAGATAAGACACGGCTTAGTCTCCCTGTTCGGCATCGGCATTCGACCAGGAAACGTCGCTGGCCTGTCTCCCGGACACCTTAAGCTGCATAAAGCCGTCTGCAGTGCCGGACATGATCTGATAGCCAAGGATCTTGAGGTCATAAGTGGCTCTGGTGCCGTTCGGCCACTGGTGGCGGATGCGGACGGTCTCCTGGGCTTCGGCGGCAGCAATGAGAGCCTTCTGATCGGCGTCATCATCGTAGTAGTAGATGGTGAGCTCCTTTTCAGCGGAATCCTTAAGGCCGCCGCAGTACACCTTGCGGTCATCATCGATGGTGGTGCATTCCACGGATTCGGCAATGTCACCGATGTCGCCGAGCTCCTTGGCGCCCTTGAGAGGAATCCAGGTTACCCCTTCATCGGTAGAGAACTGGGAATGAGTGCCGCCGAGAAGGACGGGCTCCTTTGCCTTGTAATCATAAAGCTGAGTATGGTTAGCCATAGCTGTTTTCTCCTATTTCAATAATTCTGCCACAGCGGTTTCAGCCTGCTGAACCACGATGGCCATTGCGTTCTGATCCACCTTGCGCTGGATCGCTTCCATAAAATGACGGGCGGTGATGCCCTTAACCTTTTTGCCATGCTGACTGGCTTTCTTCGCCGCTTTGGCTTTTACCTCCGCGAGCTTTTTGGTGTTCCTTTCCAGCATGGTCTGATACCGCTCCCGCTGTTTCTGCGTTTTGGCAGAGGCGAGATTAAGCCGGGCTCTGTTGATGGCAATTTGATATTTGTTGGCGATAAGCTGCCGGATCACCTTGTTTCCTTCAAGACTTGAGCCTTTGCCAATGGCATGATCGCGGGTACCGGCATTGAGCCAGTGATTGAGAGTCTTGGGCGGCATATGCGGTTTTTTGCCTTCCTTGCCGCCTTTAACCTTGCTCACCGGCAGAAAATGTATGTACGAGATAATGCGATTCGGATCTGACCGAACTCTTGCTGACTTGATGCCCGAGACTGATTTCCGGTAGATGCCGGTATGTGTCTTAAAGTGAGCGCTGATATAGCCAGTGAGTTCTTCCCGGGCTCCGGTTTCCTTAAGAGCCTCCTTCATAATGACGCGGCTGATTTTAGTCTGGAGCTTCGCGGGGAGGCCCTTAAGCTTTTCCGCAAGAACATCAGCGCCGGATGTATCTGCTTCAATCATCGTTCCACGAACTCCATGTTTACGGCATTAGCCCAGAACCCCGTTTCCGGGTCATACTCCGTCGGGGTTATGCTGTTCACCATGATGAGCCGGAAATCCTCCGAGCATTTGCCGTCAGAGGCGGCCACCAGCCTGTCCGTAAGGGCATCGCAGATATCCGAGCTCACAAACGAAAAGATGAACACCTCATAGCCATGCCGCACATCATGGGCATCGCCGTCAACGGTTCTTCCGGAAAACTCCGTGGCCTGTCTTGTTATCAGAGAGCCGGTTTTAACATTGTTCGGCACCACGTCGTAGTAGGCTTTCTGCCCGGTGATGTCTTCCACCAGAGCCTTCACTCGGGCTTTCATTTCGGTGATGGGCATCATGTGGTGATCCTCTGATTGTCGTTAAGCCCCGAATAGCTGCAGCCCAGCAGAATCTCGCCACGGTGCTTATCCGCAGCAAGGTTATCGATGCTGAAAAACTTCTCCTGCCAGCGGATCAGGCAGTCATCCGATAAGCCTGAAAGATAGCGGATAAGCACGGTGATCTGCCCGTTCTGGATGTCAATGCCGGAGCGCATCTGGTCTCGGGTGGTAACCGCCCGGACGTTCGCCCAGACGGAACCCGAAAGCTCATAGTCATCCAAAGAGGTAAGATTCCTTTCTGACTTGGGCTCGTAGATCTGTATGCGCTCGTTTAAGGTTCCCGTTTCCATCAGAAAGCCTCCTGCCTGGAACCGAACAGCATGGCGCGGAGAGAAAGCTTTAGAGCCTTGTAGTCAGCCTCAGTGCGATGCTCGAACATGTAGTTCACCGCGTACATCACAGCGGCCTTGCCGTACTTCGAGCCGTAAAGAGTCTTCGTATCATCCGTTCGCAGCACATCCATGCAGAGACCTTCCGAAGATGAGATAAGGGAGCGAATAAGGGTGTCATCCTGGCTCCCGTCAACTCTGAGGTAGTTCTTCATTTCCTTGAGGGGTATGCTCATGTCAAAACTCCGAAAAGGCCTCCATCAGAAGAACTGACAGAGGCATAAAAAAAGCTCCAGACGGAGCCTTACGGTTTCAGGGGCTTTCCGCCGGTGATGGTCAGGATCTGCACCGCTTCCGGCAGGATCAGTTTTCCGTCCACCCGTTCCTTGGCCACATAGCCGATCATGCCGTTCCCCGCGAAGAGCTCCCGGAGTTCGGAGAAGGATCTGGTGCCGCGGTCTCCGATGTTGTAGTAGCTGAAGTCGCCAAAGGCGATCTTGCCTTCCGGACAGAACGGCGAGGTGTACACGTCATAGCCCAGGAGCTTGTCCGGCTCTCCGGAGGTCAAAGCAGGCTGCCAGAGGTATACGCCGTTGTTATCCTTAAGCTGTCTTATGGCGGCGATAACCTTGTCGTGCATGATGAACCGGGCAGACTTCCGGTACGGACGCTTCAGGGCATAGATAAGCTGCATGATGTGATCGGCATTGATGCTGGCCGCGGAGAGAGCCGGAGTCCCGCCGCCGGTTTCCGCAAATAGTCCCAGGGGCTGACCGCGCCCGGTGCCGTTCAGAAACGCCTCCTCTTCCGCATTGGCCAGAGCCTTGCCGAACTGGTCGATGATGTATCCCTCAAGGTTGAAGGCGGCATCGTAGAGAAGCTCCTCGGTTACCTTGATGGCCACATGAAGCTTATGGGCATCAAGCAGGATCTGCGAGAAGGTCGCATCGCCGAAGGACAGCGCCCCGCCTTCCTCGATCCATGCGGCAGCGGGCTTGGTGGCGGCAATGTTGATCTTATGCTCCCCGGAGGTGGTGATGACGTTGCCGAGGGAACGCATAATGTTCTCTTCGGTAAGCACATCTATAAGGCGGGAGTCGTATTCCTCCGGCACCAGGTAGCCGCCGTCCGCATCCACGCCTTCCTGAAGAACATTGGAAACCTGCTTAAAGTTGGAGCGGAGAGCCCTGAGCATGCCTTCCCGGTATTCGTCAGAGGCGCGGCCGCGCCTTGCCCCGGAGTCATGGGGAGACACCGAGGCCGGCTTGGAGGTCAGGGGCTGAGTAACGGGACGGGAAAGCTCCGCATCCAGGGCATCGCGGCGTTCAAGCCGGGCGATTTCCTTGCTTAAGTCGGTGATGTCCTGCTCCATGCGGGTGTAGGCGGCATCATCCTCGGCGGTGAGAGTGCCCTTGTCGGTGCGGCGGGATTCCAGAAAGGCCTTGGCGGCGTTCCATGCGGAGGCGCGCTTTTCACGAAGTTCGTTTACAGTAGTCATAGTTTTCTCCTGTTCAGTTTCTGATAAGGTTAAGACGCTCCATAAGAGCGGAGACGGAGCGCTCGGCAGTGGCCGGTTTGGGTTCAATACGGCACCTTGCAGCCAGTTTTTCCATCAGCGAGTTGGTTGCCTCGGCACGGGAATAGGCCATGGCAGACGCCTCCTGCGGTTCAGTTACATCCGATGCCTCACGCTGCAGAATGCCATCGGCAAACCCGAGTTCAAGAGCCATGTTGGCGTTCATCCAGGTTTCCGCATCCATGAGGCGGGAGAGCTTGCCCCGGCTGAGACCGGTCTTGAGCTCGTAGGCGTTGATAATGGATTCCTTCACCTCGCCGAGCATGTCGATGGCTTTCTGCATTTCAGCCGTGTTGCCGAAGGCCATGGTCATGGGGTTATGGATCATCAGCATGGAGACCGGGCTCATCAGCACCCGGGTGCCGGCCATGGCAATTACCGATGCGGCAGAGGCGGCAATGCCGTCGATCTTCACGGTGACATTTCCCCGGTAATCGATAAGCATGTTGTAGATCTGAGCCGCAGCCACGCAGTCGCCCCCGGGAGAATTGATCCACACGGTGATGTCGCCCGAACTGGAGTTCAGTTCATCCTTGAACATCTGCGGGGTCAGGTCATCATCAAGCCAGGATGACTCAGCTATGGTGCCGTTGAGGTACAGGGTTCTTTCCGGGAGCGGCGCGCTCTGGTCTTGCTCCGGCTCTGTCTTTGCCGGATTCTCCGGTTTCGTCTGATTCTTCCACTTCCAGAACTTCTTCATTGCTGTTATCTCCATTGTCTGTTTTGTACTGATTGCCAACCCCGGCGATGTCGATCATGTTGCCGTTGCACATGTATTTGTTGCCGCCGAGCTCATCCGGAATCAAGTCCCAGTTTTCCAGCCGCCGGACATCATTGGGGCTCAGAAAGCCGTTCTGTATTCCGGTGGCATAGCCGTTCATGCGGCTCTGGTAATCCCCTCTGAGAAGTCCGTCCACATTGAACTTCACGAAATAGTCCGGCTTTTCGGTTTCCGACAGGAGCGCCCGGTTAAGGGACTGCTCCCATCTGATGATCCAGGGCTCCAGGGTGTATTTCACGAATTCCAGAGACTGCTGCTCGATATTGCTGAAGCTGGATTTCTCAAGGTCACCCACCATGTGGGGCGGCACCCGGAAAATTCTCGCAATCTCATCAATCTGAAACTTTCTGGTCTCAAGGAACTGCGCCTGTTCCGGTGAAATGGAAATAGGCGTGTATTTCATGCCTTCTTCCAGGATTGCTACTTTATGGGCATTGTTTCCCGAGAAGCCTTTGTTCCAGCTTTCCCGGATGGATTCCGGATTCTTCACCGTTCCCGGAAACTCCAGAATGCCGCCCGGAGTGGCCCCGTTGGCAAAAAACCGGGCGCCGTATTCCTCGGTGGCAATGGAAAGCCCGATGGCGTTCTTGGCCATGGCAATCGGTGAATAGCCCACCAGCCCGTCAAAGCCAAGCCCCGGAATGTGGAGCACATCGGAGGGCTTCAGAGTTACATTGCCGGTCTTTCCCGTGTGCGCATCGGAATCCTGCATCTGGTAGCGGTAGCAGATCTTCCCGAAGACATCCCGATCCACCGTCATGCGGTTCGGCATCAGGGGATAAAGCCCGATAACCTCGCCTTTGCCGTTACGGATAATCTGGGCATAGGCATTCCCCCAGAGGAGGAGATGCGTCATCAGGGTTTCCCGGAACACGAAGGAGGTCATCTCGGGATTCGGCTCATCATGCAGAATGCGATAAAGGGGATGCTTCACGGCTCTTGCTTTACTGCCTTCATCCTGATTCTGATAAAGGTGAACCGGAAGGCTCGCAATGGACTCCGACAGAATGCGCACACAGGCATACACCGCGGTCATTTGCATGGCGGATCTTTCGTTGACGCGCTTGCCGGAGGTGCTCCCGCCCATCATGAAGCGGTAGCCGGAGCCGTTAAGGCTGTTAATGGCCTTTCTGGTAAAAAGGCGTTTAAGGAAATTCATGTCTGCTCCTAAATAAACAGGATGCCTCTTTCGTCATACACCGACGAAGTGTTGTCATTGCCGCAGCGGATAGCCCGGTCTAGTCCCATGATGGCGGCAATCGCGCCGTCGATCTTCTCGGTGGACTTTTCCTTATCGGCCTTGATGTTTCCCGCGGGGTCGGTACGGATGTAGATGTTGTCCATCATCCATCTCAGCACCGGATGACCGCCGTGAGCGAGCTTCTGCTCCAGGGTAAGCTTCATGAGCTCCTTGGTGGGCGGGGACATGTCTTTAAAGCCCTGACCGAACGGCACCACGGTAAAGCCCATGCCCTCAAGGTTCTGCACCATCTGCACTGCACCCCAGCGGTCAAAGGCGATTTCCCGGATGTTGTAGCGGGTGCCCAGGTTCTCAATGAACTTCTCGATGTAGCCGTAATGCACCACGTTTCCCTCGGAGGTTTCCAGGAATCCCTGCTTATGCCAGACGTCATAAGGCACATGATCCCGCCGGACACGAAGCTCCATGGTGTCCTCGGGAATCCAGAAGAACGGCATGATGTAATATTTGTCATCCTCGTCATTCGGCGGGAACACCAGCACAAAGGCCGTGATGTCGGTGGTGCTGGACAGGTCGAGACCGCCGTAGCAGACTCTTCCTTCCAAATCATCAGGATTAACCGCAAATGAGCAGCCATCCCACTTTTCCATCGGCATCCAGCGGATTGACTGTTTTACCCATTGATTGAGGCGGAGCTGTCTGAAGGCATTCTCTTCACCTGGATTCTGCCTTGCTGATTCGCAGGCGGCCTGTACCTTGTCGATGGTTACCGTGATGCCCAGGGACGGATTGGCTTTTTTCCAGACCGCCGGATCTGTCCAGTCGTCATCTTCGGCGGCCCCGTAAATCACCGGGTAGAAAGTAGGATCAACCTTCCGGCCCTCGAAGATGTCTTTGGCCTTCTGATGGGTTTCGTAACAGATGGAGTTGGTGTCCGTTCCGGCAGTGGTGATAAGGAAATACAGCGGCTGCATGCGGGCATCGCCGGAGCCCTTGGTCATAACGTCAAAAAGCTTTCTGTCGGGCTGGGTATGAAGCTCATCAAAGACCACGCCATGGATGTTAAAGCCGTGCTTGGAATAAGCCTCAGCCGAAAGCACCTGATAAAAGCTGTTGGTCGGGGTGAAGATGATGCGTTTCTGCGATGCCAGGATTTTTACCCGCTTATTCAGAGCCGGACACATCCGCACCATGTCAGCGGCTACGTCAAAAACGATGGTGGCCTGCTGGCGGTCGGCGGCACAGCCGTAAACTTCGGCCCGTTCCTCGCCGTCGCCGCAGGTCAGAAGCAAAGCCACGGCTGCAGCCAGCTCAGACTTACCCATTTTCTTCGGTATTTCAACATACGCCGTATTGAACTGCCGGTAGCCATTCGGCTTTAACGTGCCGAAAAGGTCTCTTATGATCTGCTCCTGCCAGTCGATAAGCTCAAAAGGCTTGCCCGCCCAGGTTCCCTTGGTGTGGCAGAGAGCCTGAATGAAGTTCACTGCGTAGTCGGCGGCATCCCT